ACACAGACGCCCCCGCCTGTCGTTTACATGAGGTACACCAGTGCCCATCGCATGTTCCACTCAGGCCCTTACGGGTCAAGAGGGCAGCATCTATTTCATGCCGCCCGGCACTCAGTTCTGCCTGCAGGACAAGAGCGATTTCCCTGCGGGCACCGGCATCACGGTGCCTGGTGATCACGACTTCCGCGTTGGCGATCCTGTCATCTTCAAGGAAGAAGGCATTGCCAACATCGACTCGGCGCTGACTTCGGGCACCACCTACTACGTGGTGGCCAAGACCGCTAACAGCATCACGGTCTCCGCGACAGATGGCGGTCTTCCCATCACCCTGAATGGCGACGGGGGCTCGACGGGCGACACCGTTGGCGCCAAGAACCACATCAATGTGACCTACGCCGCCTACCAGTCGGTGTGCCAAGCCCGTGAATTCAGCATCTCGCTGAGCCGCGAATCGCTGGACGTCACCACGCTGCCGTGTGGTGTCAGCTCTGGCGGCGGCAAGTACGCCAGCTTCCGTGCCACCCAGGCTGGTTATGCCAGCGGTGAAGGCTCGGTGTCGGTGTACTTCACCAGCGACAAGAAGACGATGGCCAATCGTCTGCTGGGCGCCACCATGCTCAAGTCCCAGCTGGGCGCTTGGGTGAAGCTGTACGTCAACACCGTTGATGACGGCACCGGCAAACCCAAGGACGTGGATTCGCTCTACATCGAGGCACCTGTGAGCATCACGGGCATGTCGTTCTCGGTGAACCCAGACGATGCCATCACGGCAGAGCTGAGCTTCACCATCAACGGTCAGCCCAAGCACCTCTTTGATCTGGACCTCTGATCATGCCTATCGCCTGCTCAACAACCAGTGTTCTGACCGGGCAGGACGGCAGCCTGTGGTTCGCTCAACCCGGTGCAACACTCTGCCTGGAGCTGAACAGCTTCAAGGCTCACGGGGTTTTGGTTGGCACCGGCAGCACTTTCGCTGTCGGTGACGTCCTGACCTTCACGCCCGAACGAGGGGCGCCGCTACCTGAGGCCACACCGGCACTCGTGGCTGGTGGGCGGTACTACGTCGTGGCGGTTGATGCCCCTGCGCCGGGGTACATCAGCGTCTCGACAACCGTTGGCGGCACGCCTGTGACGTTCCCCATCGCTGATGTCCCCTACGACAACGCCACCGCCACTTGCGTGGTGGTTGTTGTTGGGGACTACGCCAACAGCGATGTGACCAACGGGACCGCCAGCCTCTGTACCGACGCCCCGACCTACAGCAGTCCGGCGTTTAACCCAGGGACTGCGGACTACGACAACGCCAACGTGGCACCACGTTGGTTGTTTGACGTGCCGCTGTCTACGGTCCCCGTCGTGTCTGGCGGCCACATCCGCATTTCGGAATCACCCGAAGTGGTCTGTGATGTGCGGGAGTTCTCCGCTCAAATTGAGCGTGAGACGCTTGATTCAACCACGCTGCCGTGCAAGTTCGGCACCAGCAGTAAGTACGCGCAGTTTCGCCGCACGCAGTCTGGCTATGCCGGGCTGTCGGGCAGCGTCTCGGTGTACTTCACTGACGCCGACGAATCAGCCGCCCGCAAGATGCTTCGCGCCGTCATGGAGCGACAGCAGTACGGCGCACGGCTGAAGCTGTACGTCAACACGCTGGCCGATGCCAGTGGGGTAGTGGACGACCTGCAGTCCAACTACCTGGATTTTCCGTGTGCTCTGACAGGCATGAGCCTGTCGGTGACGTCCAGCGACATCATCACGGCCGAGGTGCAGTTTGAAGCGACGGAGCGCCCAACTGGACTGTTCCAGTAGGTTGCTGGTGGTGAGGATCGACGGTTGAGCCCCCTGACCTGAAGCAGGGGGCTTTTTCATGTTCGGTAGCCTTGGCTTGGCTGGTGGTGACTCCCAGCTGGGCGATGTGGGGAGCTGGTCTCCCCCGCGCTCCTACACTGAACTTGAGTCACTTACTCATAAGCATGGCTAGCGCAATGGAGCGGCTGAAGGCCGCAATCAGCATGAAGCCGCAGCGCAAAGCTGTTGAGCTACCTGATGGATCTGAATTTGAGCTGTGGGCGACGCCTGTGACGCTGGCGGAACGTGCTCGGGCGCAGAAGCAAGCTGGCAATGATGACGCGGTTTCTTTTGCCCTTCAGCTGTTGGTTGCCAAAGCCACTGATCAAAACGGACAAAAACTCTTCAACGCTGGCGACATTGCAGAGCTGCGCAACACGCTACCTGCGTCTGTGGTGGAGGCTTTGATGCTGACCCTGCTTCAGGACGCTGAGGCGCCTGAGGAGGAGGAGCCGACCGACATGAAAAGTGCTGGCAGCGGAGCTGCGAAAGGACAACGGGCTGCTGGCTGAGCTGGTCGTTGCCAAGGAGCTGCACCTGACGCTTGGGCAGCTCCGAGAATCGATGACGGAGGCAGAACTGATGATCTGGCACGCATTCTTCACGCTGCAGCGAGAGGAAGAGCGGAAGGCGATGGACGAGGCAAAGCGTCGTCGTCGGTAGGCTGTTGCTAGCGCTGCGCAGAGACCTTGGCGACGACCTATTCGGTAGGCCTGCAGTTCACCGCGAAGACGCAGCAGCTGGATGCGGTCTTCAACAAGATCAACAAGCTGGAGCGGGATCTGGGCAGGCTGAAGGGCTCGGACCCCTTTCAGGGCGTTGAGGACAGCGCCAAGGGTGCTGGACAAGCAATCGACAACACCGGCAAGAAGGCCAAGGCTGCGGCTGGTGGCTTCAGCGCCCTGGCAGGAGCTGTCGGCAAACTTGGCTTGGCTTATGCCGCACTTGGTGCTGCCAAGTTCGTCTTCGCCAAGACCGCTGAACTGGAGACTCAGACACGCAGCATCCAGGTGCTGGTGGGCAGCTTGGACAAGGCGAAGAACATCGTCAGCGAGCTGCAGCAGTATGCCAACGTCACGCCGTTCACCAGTTCAGAAATCATTGACACAGCCAAGCGTCTGAGTGCGTTTGGCGTTAGCGCTGAAAAGGTTGTCGATACCACCAAGCGTCTCGGCGACGTGGCAGGCGCCACTGGAGCAAACCTTGGCGAGCTGAGCCTGGCCTATGGGCAGGTGATGGCCAAGGGCCGCTTGCAAGGTGAGGAGCTGCTGCAGTTCCAAGAGCGCGGTGTTGCGCTGCAGGATGAGCTGCGCAAGATGTATGGATTGACGGGCGAGCAGTTTTCTGATGCCCTTAGCAAGGGCAAGATCAGCGCTCAGGCTGTAGAGGTTGCGCTAAAACGCCTCACTGACATCGGCGGCAAGTATGCCAACGGCGCCATCAGTCAGTCCGACACGCTGAATGGCAAGCTCAGCACTCTTCAAGATGCAATCGGTGAATTAGCCCGTCAGATCGGGTCAGCGCTATCTCCAGCGCTGGTGAAGGTGCTGACAGACATCACCAACATGGCGAACGGCTTTGTCTCATCCCTGCAGTGGATGAAGAGCGAGTACAACAACTTCCTGTCCGATCTGCGCGGCAAGGATGCTGGTGCACTGCAAGGCCAGATCGACGACATCAACAGGCTGATCACCGCCAAGCAGGCGCAACTCAAGAACGCCCCACCGGCAGCGGAGCAGATCATCCAAGACAGGATCAAAGAGCTGCGGGCGCTCAGGACTGGACTGCAGAAAGACCTGGATCAGAAGCTGGGGCTGGTGGCCCCCAAGGGGCAGAGCGCGCTGTTGCCTAGCAGCGGGGCATCTGCTCAGACACCTCCACCGCTGCTAGGTGGTTCTGGCGGCAGTAAAGCAGGTAAAGGCGCAAGTGCATCTAGCTTTCAGCCATCTAGCCGCGCCAAGGCGCTGATTGCCGCAGCCAGCAAGCTGGGCGTGTCGCCGTTGGACCTGGCGACGATCATCAGCTTCGAGACTGGAGGAACCTTTAGCCCATCAATCATGGGCGGGGCAGGTGGCAACTACATGGGGCTGATTCAGTTCGGCCCTAATGAGCGGCGGCAATACGGCGCCCACTCCGGGCAGAGCTTTGAAGAGCAGGTCCAAGGCCCTGTGGTTCGTTACTTCCAAGACCGCTTCAAGAACGTCGGAATGAGTACGCAGGGGGCCGACCTGCTGACGCTGTATCGCACGGTTCTTGGGGGGAATCCCAAGGCGAACATCAACGCCAGGGACGCTTTCGGGACAAGTGCGGCCAGCGGTGTAGGGGCCATGGGCCCACACAGAAACAAAGCTCTGGCGATGTTCTTCGGCGGAGACATGGCCAATGTCGGTTACGACGCGGCAGATGCGGCCGAAAACCTAGCGGCGGGTTGGGACGAGATCCACGAGCGGATTCAAGGATCTTTTGAGGAGGGCCAGAAGCTAACAACAGAGCTGCAGCGCCAACTCGACAGCCTCAACGCTGTGGATGACGCTGCCCGCGAGCAGCTGCGCATCCAGTTCGAGTGGAAAGACCGCCAGGACAAGATCAACGAGCTGCTGGACGAAAAGCAGAAGAAAGACCTCGCCGCCCTCAATAACAAGATCAAAGAAATCGAGCAGCTGAAGCTACAGACAGAAGAGTTGGAGAAGCAGCAGAAGATCATCGATGACATGCAGGGCGGCGGCTATAAGAACTTCAGCGGCGGCAACATCAACACCTACACCGATGCCGGAGCCGCTATCGCCGAGAGCGATCAGCGCCTCAAAGATCTCCTCAACCCTGTCAATCAGGTTGCAGCTGCAGGGGCCGCCATTGGTGAAGCATTTGGCGAGAGCTTCAAGGGCATCATCAACGGCTCGATGTCAGCGCAGGAAGCGCTGGCCAACTTCTTCCAGAAGACCGCAGACCACTTCATTGACATGGCTGCACAGATCGCGGCAGCAGCGATCCAGAACGGCATCCTGAAGATGATCTTCGGTGCCGCTACCGGAGCGATCACTGGCGGCGCCTTCGGTGGCGGCGGCATCGACTGGGGCCAAACGCCGAGCGTCGGCGGCGTGCCCGATCTGCCTGGGCTGACGCCATTCGCCGATGGCGGCTTCGTCACCGGCCCCACCCGCGCAATCGTCGGCGAGGGCGGCGCCAACGAATACGTCATCCCCGAGAACAAGATGGGCGGTGCCATGGCCCGCTGGAACGCCGGTGCCCGCGGTGATTCCGTCATCAGCGGCGCGGACCCCACCGGCCACAGCGGCGGTGGCACCGCGCTGGCCGAGGCACCGCCCCAGGTCAACATCACCGGCGGCATCCTGAACTTCAACGACAGCCACTACATCCGCGCTGACCAGGTGCCGTCGATCATCAGCCAGAGCGCCAAGCAAGGCGAGGCCCGCGCCCTGCGCAAGCTGCAGCAATCCCCTGGCGCCCGCCGCAAGTTGGGGATGGCCTGATGGAGTTCGCACTCGGCAACTATCTGACGCTCAGGTCTCCATCTGGGGCGGTCTACAACTGGCAGAACTTCTTCATCAACGAAACAGTCAACGGCTACTCGTTTGTCCCGTTCGGCTTCAGCGGCATCACGATCAACCGCCAGGGCGACAACGTGGACGCCACGCTGGTGTTCCCCAACAACGAGTTATCGCGCCGCTGGTCGATCGAAGCATTACGTGAGGGTTGGCTGGCGGTGGTCAAGGTGATACTGCTCAATCCCGCCGACCGCTCCCAGGAGGAGAAGCTGCACAGCTACACCGGCCAGGTCGCCGGTGGCGGCTGGAGCGAGACCACGTTGACTCTCAAGCTGAACACCGTGCTTGATGCGGTCGGCGCCGAAGTGCCCAAACGCCGCCTGCGCCAGCGACTGGTGGGCCAGTTGCCGATGACCAGCAATGTCCGCTTGCGTTGATTGCATCGACCTGATCGGGCAGCGCTTCGCTTGGGGCGAACTCGACTGCATCCATCTGGTGTATCGGGTGCTGGAGCGAATGGAGATCCCAACGCCTCCATTCGACTCCCGCTGGTACGAACGAAACCCGCACCGCATTGGCCGTGCGCTGCTGCGCTGGGGAAAGCGCATCCAAGACCCCACCTACGATGGTGATGTGCTCCTGCTCATCGGCGAGCAGCTCTCATTCGCGGTGGTATGGCAGGGCGGGATCCTTTACATGAACCAGCGAACCGAGGCGGTGGACTGGTGCCCTATGCGCAGGGAAATGATCGCCCACGCCTTCCGCTACTGCCCTTCGAGCGCGAGCTGATTGCCACGCTCGGCATCACCGAGGACGAGTACCGGCGGTTTGCAGCAGAGGCGGCCTGGCGCGGACGGATCAGGCCAGCGGCCTACGCCCACATCCCCGAGGTAACTGGCGACTTTGGGGTGTCGATCTTAATCAACCTCGTCATCGGCATTGCGCTGTCGGCGGCGGCAGCGTTGTTGGCCCCCAAGCCCGCATCACCGAGCAAGCAACAGCAGAAGCAGCGGCAGCTCTCCAGCCGCAACGGGTCTGACCGCTTCGGCACCACCAGCGGGTTTGATTCCATCAACGAGCTGGCCGACTACGCCGCGCCGATCCCGATCGTGTTCGCCAAGCGCGAAGCCAACATCGGCGGCGTCATGGTGAGCCCGCAGCTGGTGTGGTCGCGGTGCTTCAGCTACGGCACCGAGCAGGGCGTGAAGATGCTGCTGGTGATCGGCGAGTGCGGCGACGACGACGGCATCGACCGCCCCGACCTCGAAGGCATCTTCCTCGGCACCATGCCGCTCGATGCGGTGTGGCGGCAGAACTTCGCCTTCTACTGGAACCGCAACACCCGCACCAACGGCCGCATCTTGGCTAAGAACTTCGCCTACGGGAGCCGTGCCAGCGGCAGCAGCGGCGACCTCCAGGGCAACGATGACATCTTCCTCTGCCCCAGCCGTAAAGCCCTTCTGGACACGGCCTTCAGCGGTGCCTTCTCCCCCAGCAGCAACGCCACCTTCGGCTGCTATGCGCCCATCGCCAATGGCACCGGCTACCGCCTGAACTACCGCCTGGTGCCCATGCCCGATGTCGAGGGCGCCAAGCATGAGACCACCATCAACTCCAGGCTGGAGCGGGTCAAGATCGCCGGCAACTGGGGCGACAGCAGCAAAGAACACGTGCGCAGCCTGGGTCAGAAGGGCGTCGGGCGTGAGTACAGCCGTCTGATGGGTGTCACCGCCGTCAACGGCCAGACCTTTCCCGGCGCACCGAACGACCACAAGCGCACGCCCCAGGTTTCTGTCGGTAGCCGCTGCACCTTCACCATCAACGGCTTCGTTATCGACAAGCACCGCTACGAGGCGGAGTACGAAGGCGAGAAGTACATAGCGAACGTTGACGACATCAACAACGCCACCATCACGATGCGTGAGCAGGCAGACGACCAGCTGCAGCTCGGCACCACCGTGATGATCGGCCGCACAGTCTGGAAGGTGGTCCACCGCTCCGTGCCGGTCTGGGGCCAGGGCGTGGTCGGTTCGTTCAAGGAACGCGGCACCCAACAGATCGAGCTGGAATGTACGGAGGTGTTTGCCGACAGCGGCATTGGCCGACAGATCGGCTGGGTCAGTCAGCACGCTGTCGAGCGCCGCATCCGCACCGACGACCAGGGGCAGGGCCTCTACAAGTACGAGGCCGACTATTTCAGGGGGCTCACGATCGGCCCCGGCTTCTACCCGCTGATGCTGGTGGACTTTGCGGTGGTACGTAACACCCGCCCCTGCGACACCACTGAGTTCGGCCTGAAGTCACAGGTGTGGAACCGCGCCAACGGCCTGTGCAACTTTGCCTCGCTGCCGACGCCACGCGAGATGCGCCGCGCAGATAACCGTGGCGACAACTGGCAGAGCGGGTCGATGACGACCTACTTCAAGCGCACCAGCGTCTTCACGATCTTGCTGCGCCCCACCGGCATCAACCCTGCCACCGGCAAAGACTTCGACTGGCGGCCCCTCGGCGAGCAGTTTGCCATCCAAGGCAGTGCCCCCGTCGATCAGTACAACTTTCTGCGCATCACCCACCCGGACAGACGGCAGTACGAGTACCGCTTCATCCCCAAGAACGGCGCCGACCTGGCCAACCACTCACTCGACAGCGAAATCTTCTGGCTGCTGGACGCACGGATCAACTCCATCGACTTGGCTGGCGCCCGCCTCTACGGCGAGTACAGCACCAGCTACGGCCTGTTCAAGCTCAACGCCGTGGGCCGTTACGCCAGCAAGGGCGAGCTGGAGTTCGCCCCTGAGCTGACCACGGGCGATCAGACCAGCAACGAACCGACCTATATCACCGCCCCGTCATACATCCAGCGCGTTGAGATGTACCCCGACATTGAGGGTGCCAGCGCCAAGGCTACAGCTGTGCAGTTCGTGGCCTTACTCCCCGATGGTCACACGCAAGGCCGTGAGGCAGCACTGTGCTGGGAGCTATTCGGTCAGGCCAGCTACCTGGGTCTGACCGCCACCAAAACGCTCAAGTACTCCTTCCCCGAGAATCGCTGGCTGGAGCTGCAATTCAGCGGCGTTGTGGATAGTAGCTATCCCACCGATCATCCCCACTTCCCCGGCTGGCGCGCTTGGACTCTATCGCACACCATCAAAGTCGTGGGCAGCAGCGGAAACATGGATCACAACGACCTTTTCGGATTCGTTATTCCGATTTCCCCCTCCAACCCGCGCAACCCTTACGGCCTTCCTCACACCGGCATTCGCGTCGTTGTTTCCGAGACCACAAAACTATCTAACCCAGGGGG